GCAGTAAATTGTGGGATGGGTACAAGGTATGTACCAAAGCCTTTGCGGAGAAATATCCCCTTACTCCGTTAAAGTCTAACCCACAAATAAAACTCTACCGTATTCCTTTTGGAGAGCTAGAAACTTTTCATGAGGAATACATGGAGAAAGAACATCTAGCGAAACAACAAGCAACAAAGCCTGAACAAAAGGTGAACAAAAGACTTCTCAATAAAAGAGAATTAGAGTATCGTATCTTACAACAGAAACATCAAAACAAAAGGAACATATCGCCCTTAGAAGAAGTGATGAAAGTATTTTGCGAGGAAAGACCTTGTAATGTTTATCAGATCAATAAGGATGAATTTGAATTGGAGTATAAATGATTACAGAACAACAAGTACAAGCTGCTCTTGATTGGATGATTACCAATGAAGATGCTATGGCAAAAGCCAAAGCCGATTATCACGATTTAGATCGTTTTAGTAAAACTATAAAAGCTGAGTTGATGTCCCAAGTCAGCAATAATATGAGTGTCTCAGCAAGAGAGATAGAAGCTTTAGCTAACCAAAGATACATAACGCATCTATCGGCATTACGAGAAGCCGAACAAAGGTATCTACAATTAGAATATAAAATGGATCACAACAAACTGATTTGTCAGTTATGGCAAACTATAAGTGCCAACAAAAGACAATCTGTCTGATTTGTGGAACCGATTGAACAGTCATTCAATCTTACAGGCGAAGTCTTACTATGGGTTAGTGTTATCATGCAATCAGTACATGACGCTAAATTAGATTTTAACGACACCCAAATACACTACTCACCAAAAAAGACTGGGCCAAATAAATACGACATCACCGATAGTCATGGCTATAAGCTATCTCAAGCACGACTAAAAGATTATCATAACTGTTTAGAAGCTCGTATGTGGTTTGAGAAACAAGATGAAGATTTTAAAGTTGTATGCTCATTGGCTAACTTACACGGTGACTTTGTTTATAAACTCTATCAGCAAGTCTTAGCCAGTGATGGGGTTGATCCAACCGAAATGCTTAAACGCTTTATGCGTTAGTTTAGTAATGGATTACTTTGTTCGGTTTTAAATTCGTTTAGTCTTGCTTCTAAGTAATCTAAGGCAGCTCCATTAATCTTGATGTCACCTCTTAGTTCTTCAATAGCTTTATAAACTTCAGTCAAATCTACTTCTTGATTTACTACAAACTCTTTACCCTCAATAACGTCTAGTCTTTGGTTAAACGTACCCCAAGTATAGAACCCACCACCAATGGCAGATACGAGTGCGATTAACATTCCAATAGTTTGTAATTTAGATACCATTCCTTGCATCAATAAGCTCCTTTAATTTTCTATATGCTTTGTTAGTTTTGTCTCTAGCAACATCCATTTTGACTTCGTGTTGGGCCACTGGATCTATTGTTGCCATTGATATTTGATTTTGATAAATAGTTTTGTCATAACCCACTAGTGCAATTTGGTCAAAGAACGCAGGATTGCCACCTGGTAGTTGACGGTTATCAATTATAGCATTGTTAAGTGCCGTGTAAGATGACAAGTCAGGTTGATTAGCAGTCATCTCTTTACTTAAAATAGCATTGACTACATCTAGGGTTGCAGTTACCTGTTGTATTTTACTAGTCACTTGTTCTTTGATAACTCGTTCTATGTTAGCTATATCTATTTTAGGTTTTTCAGTAGTTATATTTTCTTCCACTGTTGCGTCAGGCTTTGACTCAATCTTTGTTTCAACTGGTTTCTCGACAACTTCTTCTTGTTCGGTAGTCTTTGGCTCTGATACTGGTTCGTCTGCAACAACTTCTTCGCTACTGGGTTGTTCTTCAATTTGTTCATCTATCGCTTCTTCCATTACAACTTCTTGCATGGGTTTTTCTTCCATGATGGGTTCAGGTTCAGCCGATGCCATCATCACAGGTTCTTTAATATCTTCGACTGGAGTTTCTTCCATAGGTGGTTTTTCTGTCATAATCTCCATAACAGTCTCATCCATAGGTTCTTCTATAAACTCAGGCTCGTCAGTAAACATCTCAACAAGTTCGTCTGTACTCATTGGTGCTACTTCAAACATCTCCATATCATTTGGCATACCAATATCAAAGTAGTCAGTCTCAGGCATACTTAGTTCTTGGTCAAATACTTCTATGTTTTCAAAGTTTGGCATCATGTCAGTGGCATCCATTGACATCACTTCTACTTCAATACTTTCAATCTGCATATCATCCATACTGATCTCCATTGGAGGTAACTCATACATTACAGGCTCGAAGTCATTTTCTAATTCTATTTCTTCAGGCACAAAATAAGTGATAGTTTCAGGTATGGCATACACCACAAATTCTTCAGGAATATAAAAATCTTCAGGTATGTTTTGGATAACTTCTTCTACGGCCGCAAGTTCTTCAGTAGCAGGACAAGTGCTTGGTACCTTTTGCCAACAATACTCTATTGTAGTTACAGTGGTACTAGACAAAGCTGTGTAATCAACTGTTGCCATTGGATTAGTCACATCCACTCCAGCATGACCACCGTTATAACTTGCTTGGTTATTGTTGGTAATGTCAAAATCAAAACGATACGTCATAGTACCGTGAGTCATATTAGGATCAGCGTTCATAATTAAAGTATTACCGTAATTATTTAACTCATAATTATGATTAGTAGTATCGACAAAGGTTGTACTTTGGGTAGTAGTGTCAACACCGTTGGATGCAGTTTGAGTCATGGTAACGATAGACTCAACATAGTTCCACCACCTGATGTCAGCAGTAAAGTTAGAAGTGAAACCTTGTTTCATTTCTTCTAACGTCAAATAGTCTGTCGAGTTTATAACTGTTTCTGCGTAAGTGTTTTCTTTACCAGTCAACCAAGTTGAGTGATCCAAATCACTGTTGTCAGGAAATATCGTACCGTTCCAAGTACCATCGTCAAAGTCTTGTGATATTAAATTACCAGTGGTTACAGGATTACCTGTAGTAACGGTAGTGATAGTAGTGGTATCACCTACGTTAGGAGTGTCGGGTAAAACTACGTCTGTTGCTTTACTCGCTACCGAGCTGAACAGTACCGCCAGAATAATTAATGACTGTCTCATCTTCTTCTTGCTCCAAGTCTATTATTTTTTTATCGTCTATTCTTGTCGTGTACTTTAAATTTTTGGTATATTCTTCGTAATCAGGTCTAAGTTGTGGGTACTCTTTCCATTTAGCTTCAGCGTCAGTGCCAATAGCTCCTAAAAACGGACAACTTGTTCCAGCATGAGCCATCGCTTCGAACACCATTGGGTTTTGACATAGTAAAGCGATACTGGCCACACGCATATTCATATCATGCAGAGCTTTTGCAAGTTTTAATCTTTCACAATTAATATCACGTTTACTTGTACCAGCAGATATGCCAAGACCAAACTTTTGTATGCCACCAACTACCGCTATACTACATACGTCTTGTGACATATTAGATAAGCTAGGTGCAGCAGAACTAGGCACGACACGTTGATCACCAGTATATGCGTTGTTTGTGGTACTGTTTGTAGTAGTAGTGTTAGAAGATGAGCCTGATTGGTAATTAGTTGTGGCCTCTGAATGATAGCCACCTGTAATAGCGGTGTTCGTTGCCGAACTACCTGAAGTAGACTGTGTGTTAGTAGTCGATCCTGCACCAGTAACATCTGCTATTGCAGAGTTCATCAATGCACTGAAACCCCATAACATACATACTGTAATTATTACAGCTATGCCTACACTTCTTATCATACTTCTTCTCCGTATCTGCTCTCGCAATAAAATTCAAAACCTTGCATATTATCACCATACTCAAGCAAGTGTGGAGTTAGTAACTCTACCTTGTTCTCAGTGATGAATTCCCAACACGCCCATGTATCGTTAAATGTTTTAAGTTTATATTCTCTGCTGTATTGATCACCACCATGAAATGTAAGCATGATAGTTATAACAAAGAACATCATTTTTTAACTAATGATCCACCGAAGTATAAGCCAATAATAGCTGATACGAGGTTAGTATCTAATGGGGTTATGACGATACCTTTGTGTGCCATTGGTACCCATTGCATAACATCTTTGCCTTCAAAGAATAAGAAACCAGGTTTCCATTCTGTATAACCCACAATCACGTGAGCATCAGGTGAAACTAATGGTAGGATCTTTGGTAAGACAACAATAGCAAATACTGCCGTTAAGGCTATAATACGTCTAGTCCATTGGAAGCCTGTGTTTTCATATTCACGTGCTTCTTTAAATATCTCTGCTTGTTTATCAGCTCTTGCTAATAACATCTTTTGCTCTGCTTGTTTTGCTTTGATAGACTGTGACCATATAGTCATCACTCCACCAAGCACGGTACTACCGAGCATGGTAATCATTTCAAATGGCATTAGTGCCTCCTATTTAATTGTATAACCTGTTGGTTGGGTAGATAACATCGGAGTCTTTTCAGCTTGATTTCCTGCAAGAATATCTTCGATGTTTTTATTTATATACCAAACGACTGAACCTATAATACTATCTCTAGTAAAGGTGTCTGAAATCTCTTTTAACGGACAACCAAACTGTAATAACAGTGATACCGCTTTACCTGAACTCCGTAACTCTCGGTCTAGTGTTGATTCTGATTTTTTTGTTTTCACCCATACTGCTACAGGTGTAACGCCTTCTTCATCAATTACGTAATCAAGAATAGCATTAAGTGGGTTATCATCCACTATCATTCTTACATTCGCAGAATACATTCTGTCAGGTACTTTAAATCGTGCCACGTTATTCATTTTCTATTTCTTTTAACATTTGCAATACGTGTATTGCTTTGTCAAGGTTTTCAATACGTGAGCCTTTTTGTCTTAAAATATATTGTATGGCATCGCCTTCAGCTTTACCTACTTTGTTTTTTATGAAAAATTCCATCAACTGTATTGGCCATGCTAAATAATGTTCACCGCCAACTTGTTCATCAAAAGCACTCATGGACACACTTTATTCCATCTACCGCCTTTTGACAAGACCATAGGTAATAATTTTGGTAAACCATCAATGATGATACCACAACCAATTATCGGTCTTGATTTTTGTGTTTTACAATATTCGAAAGCTAATGATTTGGCATCTATGAGACAGCCGACCTGCATACCCCAGTTTAGGCTGTTAGGGTTACCCCAGTATTGTATGTTGTAAGAACTATGATAGTGGCCTTGTACAGTTGGACAACCATATTGCTGTGCCACTTTCAAGACATTGGCAGCTTTGCCATGACAGAAGTAAACCTGTTGACCATTTGACATCGTGATAAGGAGATCATCGTGCCATACCCAACCAGGCCCTACTTGTAAGAACTCATTATAAGACTTCATGGCAGCTCTTGGCAGACCACTAGCTTTTTGTCTACGATAGACTAAGGAACCATGATTACTATCCATCAGATCCATCTGTGGAAATAGTTTCTCCATTGCATGAATTGTGGGCAGTGAGGCTTTATGTTCGTCACCTGCACTATATAGGTCAGGATCACTGTCATGAAAACTTATGGCGTGAGAGTCAACCTCATCACCAATGTGAATAACACGATCAGGTTTGTATTTTTTTTTAAGACTTTTAAGAAAAGGAATTAGATCAGGATGATGGTAAGGACAATGGGTATCTGAAATAACCAGTATGACCGAGTTCTTAGACATACTTGTTTATACACTGATTTACCCTATACGTGCAATACTACGTAAATGAACGAATAATCAAGAATAACATTTGAGCAAAGACAGTAGTGCCAATAAACCACACTAAAGCACGGAGTTGACGCATATCTTTCTCAATATGAAACAGGTGATTATCCTTCATTTGGGTTAATCGTTCTGCTATTACGTCAACTTTGCCTTCTAAACGTGCAATGTCTACGCTATTCTTTTGACTCTGATCCATCTGTAACTTCTTCTTTTGGAAGTTCAGCTTGGAGCTGTGCTGTCCAATGATTAGCAACAATATCTAAATCAGATTTTTGTTCAGCAATTCTTATAAGTTTTACGTAAGCTGCTTTACCTTTATCTGATAATTTAGATTCGTCATATTCTTTATTATTCAGTGTAAACATTTTATCTCCTATGCATCTGCTACGTTTGATAATTCGCTGTTTGTTTTCAAATCAGCATAAGCTAATTTAACAGGATTATCAGAAGCGTCAAGGCTATAGTCAATCTTAAAATGTTGTAGATGTCTGTTAGATATACGCATAGATTGTTCTTTATCTTCATCATCACGAGTATCTTTATCTTTATAGATTTCAACATCGTAGACTAGTTTCCAGTCACTACCCATTTTTTTTACGTATGCAGACGTTACTCTAACGTATGCACTTGTTAGTGCTACACCATCATGAGTTGTCATATTTGCTGTTATTGCCATTGTTTTCTCCTTAGTTTAATAATTTAATTTCGTTTTGTTCTAGTATTTCGTTAGCTTTATCTTCACCAACTGCTACTTTAGCAAGTTCATACATTGCGTTAGTTAGCCTTTGAGTTGCCTCATACTGTTGCCAAATAGCACCATTATGTAGTCTACTCATACCTGTAAGATTTACAAAAGGTGTAGCATTACCTTTTTCATCTGTACCGATAAGTCTAGCTTTTTGTAAATCATCTTTATTGTACTGTACGAACTTGTCAAACTTAGAATCAATAACACCTTTCATATGAGATAAATCATAAGCACGAACTAGTTGAGCATCCTCATAAGCATCATAAGTACCAACAGTTGCAGTGGTATTACTAAATAATTCACCATCACCTTTGATAATAAATTGTGCTTCATCAGAAGTTCTAAAAGAAGCAAGGTTGTCATCAGCCGCTAAACCCGCTACTGTAGTACCATTCTTTTTACGAGCATCAACACACCAATTAGAAGTAGAAGCAGCAGATTCTGCTGTGTTTTCTCCAGTACCAAATGCTTCGTGTTTAAATGCAATATTACTTTCAGACATACTTATTATTCTAAGACCACCATTATCAGCAGAATTTTTTTGAAATAGAGCATAACTATCGGTTTCTATACCAATAGCAGTCATACCGTGTGCAATATCAGAAGATTTAAAAGTTAAGATGTTATTATCACCCGCATTTTGATCTAAAGTTATTCCACCTTCACCTACATCAGGAGCAGTTTCACCACTTGTAGATAATGCATTTGATGAATGAAAAAACATAGCTGGAGCATCATTACCATTGGTATCAATAAAGAAACGGTCATTAGAATGGTCATAAGCAATACGACCTCTATCATTATCACCATCATCACCAAAAGCTATACCACCTGTTTGATTGTTTGGTGTAAGTACGCATAAACCTGTAGCACCAGAACCTTCAATAACTAATTCATCAAAATTAGCATTAGCACTTGCACTACTATCAGCAGTTTTAATATGCAATCCAGTACCTAAATCAGCACCACTTGCGGTTGCTCCCATTCCTATTATTCCTGCACTCGTAATTCTCATTCTTTCAACTAAAGAATTAGAACCATCTGCCACTGTTTGGAACTCTATTCTACTAGGCATATCATCATCACCTGGAGTACCATCAACTCTAAAAGATATACGTGGGCCATCTATATAAGCAGTGCCATCATAAGCAGTAGATTTAAACTCAACTAATCTATCACCACTTTGTACAATAGATGGAGAAGCAATTGTACCTCTTTGATGTTGACCATTAAAACTTGGGCCAAAAGTTGTGCCACCGTCTCTAAAGGCTTGTACAGAGCCAGAATTAGTTAAATTAAATTGTTTTTTACCAGCAGTAAAAAATTCTATGTTGTCATCTGTTGATGCTTGTATTTTTGTATCAGCATCAGTATCTAAAATTAATGCACCAGCAGTACCATTAACATCAATAGTAGTATCTTTAATTAATACACCATCAATAGTTACACCTGAACCTGATGTACTTTCATTAATAGTATCTGTAGAAATTACAGATCCACTTTCTGCAGTAAAGTCATTAGCTGTAATTACAAAATCTTTAGCACCTGCTACATAAATATCAATAGTATCATCAGTAACAGCTTCAATGTAAGTATCACCATCATCATCTAGTATTACTCGACCACCAAACGCAGCAGTATCTATACCTAATTCAACTTTGGTAGGAGTGCCAGAAGCTAACGAGATACCTGTTAAGTTTACAGTCTGTGTAGTAGATGAGTGTGAAGATGAGGCAATAGTGCCTTCTACCACATTAGCACCACCATCAGTGATTCTAATCTTTCTACCTGCAAAATATACACCTGAGATGTCAGATGATGAAGTTATAGTAATAGTATCAGCATCACTACGTGCTACTGTATATGTACCATCTCCGTCACCAAACTCAAAGTATCCGTCTCCAAGTTGTTCGTACATGTCTCGCATGTGTCCCATAAGCTCACGAGCCGCATTATTTACGTTACTCGGTGCCATGTTCTCTGCAAAGTTTACTGTCATGTTAGCAGTATTGTTACCCGCAGTTGAACTAAATTTACCTACGCCTGTTCCAGCCATTGTTTTATTCTCCTA